TGTATCTGCCAAAGAAGCAAGAGAAGCAGATTGCACTAATCTGTGTGCCGGCCATTCAAGCGAAGATGTAATAGCAGATCCGCCGGAGCCGGCAGCGCCGCCCATGTTTAAGAATACATTTGCGCGGGCGAGTCCTGCCATTTCTACTAAAGCACTTGAAGTATTATCTTGAATGAAGGCTTGATCACCTGCGCCGGCAGCACCGCTTCCTTTCAGTTCGATTGCTGGTGGGCGTGGCATGCCGTAGAATCCAAATGGTACCAACTCTTCAGTAATAGCACCTTCGTCAACCTCAGAAGCCATTTCGACTCTGACATACTTGGACATATTCATGTATGCACCGAAGTAACGATATCTCTTTTCTGCGTCATTCCAAATTGCTTCTTGATCTCCGATTCTAGCGGCGATGTAGTTTGGAGACGCTGGGTTTAAGTTAAGTCCAGTATAAGTCTCTACGGGCTCGGGTGCGGCGTCAGTATCAGTGATCTTTCTGATCTGGACATCAAACGAACCGTATGCATCAGCATCAGAGCTAGCATTTGGAAGTCTAATGTTTCTGATAGAAATCTTAAGGTTTCTTTCAGTCCAAGTTCCCTCTTCCAATGATACAAAGCGGAAAAGCTTTTGCATGTTTGCTGGAGAGTAAGATCCTGTATTTGTTGACACATCTTGAGAGATAACCCAACCAGTTTTACTTGGCTGTGCGTCGTAAGTGTGTGTTCCGTAGTTTACCGTACCGGATACAAGCGGAGCAACAAAGGCAAAAACAGCAGATGAGCCAGTATGCTGTGCGTTGTCTAATTCTTGCACTCTATCTTCAAAAGTCTCTCCAAGCCAGTAATTCTTATAGTTTGGATTATCAGTCTTGATCACACTACTATTAGTGTTGTGTGGGGTTGTGTTAAACACCTTTCTGACAAACTGTCGAGATTGTGGATTGAAGTTAAACGTAGCATCTTCATCGGTAGTTCCACCAACTGAAGAAGAAGCATCGCCGATACTTGTGATTACCTTGGCTCTGATGTTTCCGTCTGAAAACTTAAACAATGTGGCGGCTGCTTGTCCTGCGGAGGCTGAACCTGCGACGGTTCCGGAAAGCACAACTCCAGTATCAGAATGGCAATAGAAAATTGCTCCGAGAGTACCGGTTCCAGCAACCTTAGTAGAGCCAGAAGGAATAACCCAAAGCCCCCATGCACCACCTCTACCAGCACCGGAGGTGCCAGTTGTTGTTAATGCCCAGCCGGCTTCACCGCCAGTCTCTGCGCTGCTGTACTCTTTACCTACCAATCTAACGATAGTGGCTCCGCCATTGTTTGCTAGCCAAGCATTTACTGCAAAAGCTGCGTATGAAGGAGCAGAAAAGTTGCCATTACGAGAGATGTCGCCAGACTCTCTACCAGTAATGGTTCTACCAAAAACTTCTTCCAACTCGTTGAGAGAATCCACTTTGACAGGGCGCATCGTCGGCCCCCTCTCGAAACGTCCAATAATTACAGGGCCGGGATCCGCTGCGGGACGTGCTCTTCGGGACTGATCAATTTCAGCCACCTGTACACCCGGAGATACAAATCTAAATTTATCAATTGACATGTCTTTAATTCTCCTTTATAAACAGTCGATGGTTTATCCATAAAACATTCATAATAAATAGTAATTCTTTTCTCTAAAAGAACTAAAAGAAGTTATTCTTTGTAGAAAGGGTTTGAGCCGGAAGGATTCGATCTATCAAATTCATCGGCTAGGATTACTCTTTCACGAGAAATTTTAACTTCTACAACGTTTTCATATACCATTTCTATATTTGAATCCTCATTAGCATCACCACCAACAAGGTATCCCAAAACTTCTACATTAACAACTGTGTTGAAAATTCTTTCTTCCTCTTCGAGCTTGGCTGCATTGTTATCATTAGAAAAGTTTGGATCAATGAATCCTTCAAAAGTGTGATTATCATATTTCATAGAAAAATATCTATGATTTCTGCCAAGTCTTGAATGAGCAGCAATAAAAGGAGTCAAAAGATGGTTCATTTGTTGCTGATACTCAGTTCTGATGTGTATTTCGTATTTTACAGTAACATAAACTGGTATTGGTATGTATGTCGTCTCGTAAACAACTTTATCTCTTGTGTTTTCAGGGCGCACATTGAACATTGGTGCAACTTTGGTTGGTATTTTGCGATGCTTGGGAAATTCTGATTGCTGCATACCAACATTTAAATCTGCACCAGACTTTTTAGAGTTCTGAGCCGATTTAAAAGCTGATGTTTTATCTTGATTTATTCTTCTGCGGACAGGAATGAAGCCGCCATGCCCAAGATCAGGAATATTTGCTGGGATTGGAGACTTTGTAGGATCTTTTGTGATGTCTTTTCTTTCAATAGTTAAAAGTGGTAACTTAAGAAGCCCTTCGCTATCTCTCAAAGTTAAATCATTCTTAATCTGGTAAGTTCTTTCTGCACCAACCCATATAATAGGCACAGGTATGAACCCCTTATTAGTCATTGCGTGCAAATTCATGTCTTGCAAAAACTTAAATATCGCTGAATCGATTGTCTCGATTGTCGATGCTTTGTAGTTTACGCCCTTTTCACCTTTAATCCGCATTGAATACTCCGTCTCTTGCTCTAACGCACTTAGCGCTAATTTCCATTCTGTGTTCTATTTGTCCGTAAAGCCTTTTAGGCTCCATTAAAGTAACTACCTGATAAAACAAATCTCCGTATAGAACAAAATCACCTTCTCTAACAAATAGATTCTGATCTTCAGTTAATCTTCTTTTGTGAAAATGAATTGTTATGGTTGATTGTTTGTCGATTCCAATCTTGTCAGTATAAGCTGATTCAATTCCATGCCATTCGATAAGCGCTTGAATCCTGATTGGTGGCAAAAAATTCTTTTCCAGTGCCTCTCCGTATATCGGATGAAACTTTGTGGTATTATAGTCAATTGGGTAGTAAGCAATTGTCTGCCCAATGACTCTTTCAATAAGCTCATCGTTAACTTGCTTGACAAGATCACGCTCTTTCTTCCCCGTAAACAGGGGAGGCGGAGGATTATTTGGCTGTGTCCATTTGTTATCCTTTTTTGACATTTACTTACCCTATAAATATTGTTAGTGGAATTGCTTTCTGAATTGCTCCAGCGTTCTCGACAAAGTTCTTATCGTCCTCTGCAAGTTTAGAGTAAGTAAGTTCATCAAGTACTTTAATCAATTCTTCTCTGAGTTTTGTTTGTTCTTCTTTTGCTTGTGATAAGAGATCACCGCCATTAAGATTAACAGTTTCACCCGGAATTGGAATTGCGTTACCGAACTTCGAACGGACTTGCCCAAGTGTTTCTTTCGATAGTGCAAGTGCATACCTCCTGATCCATTGTTTACCGATTGAGTTTATATTAGCGAAAGGTATATTCTCAAAAGGTAATGTGTTCATGTTGTTGACGCCCAAGATTCCAATATCCGGATCATTATCTAGATACGGAGCAGTTGGAATTGTAAATTCAAACCAATACTTTGTTGCAGTAACGCTGTTTGGTGGCGGGAACAATCTTAAGTGATTGTTTCTTAATTCATATGAGAAGTGTGAGTTTCTTGTCCATATAGCATCTTCAAACATTATGGCTTGCATTTTGTTTTGCCATGTAGGAATAACCTCAAATGTTGAATCATCTGAGTATTGTCCGTAATTTGATAAGTTACCTACCGCGTTTAAGCCACCGTAGTATCCATAAAATCTCCACATAGCGTTTGGCGTCTTATAGTATACTTTTCTGACTTCTACTTTCTTGTTTCCTATTAGTCCTGCCCACGGTGGAGTTGTTTCAGATCCATCATCTTTGCCAGCGAGAGAGGCAGATTCTAAAATTGTCTGCAAATTGTAATCTTGTTTGTTTGGAGTTGCATTGAAAGAAGCGGAGTAAACAGTAACGTTGCCACCGACACCGGCATCGACACCAACACCGTCTGCGATACGACGTGCATAAGCAAATTCAAATCTTGGGAATCTTTGTTGGACTCCTGTTCCGGAGAGTGATGACGACAGCGTACCAGACTTCAATTGTCCATCTGCGTCAAATGATCCGGTGGATGTACCAAGCAAATCCGAAAGAACGTTTTTAGCTTGATGTGTGTTGACGATATACGAATATTCTAAAACTGCTTCTTCGTAGTTAGCGTATACAGTGTCAGCTTTTATTTCAATATCGAGCACGTCACCACCAAGCTTCTTAAAAGTGTATGCAACTTGATCGGCGGCTCCAGATAAAAAATCAGACTCTGAAGAATAAATTCCCAGAGGCAGCGCAGAAGCAACATCGCCGGCTGTCCCAGTGGACGGCAGCGTGATAACCGATGTTGTCTGCTTGGGTGTGAGTGTAGGTTTGGACATGCATTATCCCTCCAATACTATAAATAGTATGCCAAGGGAGAAAAGATTACTCTTTGTCTGTAGCCTTTTTTGCCCTTCTCTTTCTTGTCGTGCGTTTTTTGGGAGTTGGCTTGGTTTTGGTTTCAGTCACTCTCTTTTCTGCAAGCTCTGCTCTGGCTTCTGCGGCGGCGAGTGCTTGTTTTACAGTTTCCAATTCTGCAACCTTTTCAGCTAATTCTGCTTCGAATCTTCGTTGTAGAATTATCATTTTTCTTTTGCTAGACATGCATGCTCCTATTCTTCGTCTTTAGCTGCTGCTTTCTTTTTAGCTGCCGCGGCTTTTTTAGCTGCTGCTGCCCTAGAGGCTGCTCTTTTCTTGGCTTCGGCAACTTCAGCGGCTTTTGCTTCTGCTTCGGCTTTTGCCTTAGATTTTCTTTTAGGTGGGAAAAACATAACTCTATCTCCTGTGATGTTATTATAAATAGTTTAAAAATATAA